GGATTTGTAATGCATCAAGCAGATTTAATGGCAGCAAGGATAGAATATGAAATGTGGGCAAAAACAAAATCAAATATTAAACCAACCACTCGAGTTAACCAATCGTATGGTAAGAAAGCAAGATTAGAAAAATTAGGAACAATAGCTGCTAGCGGTAATGCTGGCGCAACAATGAAAATGTTCGATGACTTATTCGGAGGAGATAAAAAATGACAACAGCAATAATAATATTATCGGTTGTATTAGCAATATCAATATTTGTTAATATTAACCAACTAAGAAAACAAGAAGACCAATCTGATTATATAGAAGATTTGGAAAATTCAAATACTAATTTCTATACACATTTTGAACAATTAAAATCAAAGTTAAATGAAGCTAATTCGGAAATACGTAACGTAGATAGATTAGGAGCATTTGAAGCATCTGATGAAACCGGCCATGCATTTACTCTTATTAAAGAAGTTATAGAAGATTTAAATAAAACCGTGGAATAATTATGAAGGAACCATCACCAGTAGATAAATTTTATATTTGGTTAGAGGCAGATAAAAAACGAATGGAGGAAGAAGCTTTATTACCAAAGAAAGCTAGAAGAGGTCGTAAACCTACCAAAAAAATGTATTTTACACCTACTACTGATCAGGCCATCCATGCATATAATCTTGAAGAACAACATTCCAAGCGGAATAGAGTGTACCGTGATCATATTCATTATGCATTTGATAAATTAGCTGAAAATATAATTCATACTTTTAAGTTCTATTATTTTGATGTTCCATATAACGACGTAAAGGCAGAAGTAGTTGCGTTTCTAAATGAAAAAATACATAAGTATAATCTAGAAAAAGGAAAAGCCTTTTCATATTTTAGTATTGTTGCTAAGAATTATTTGATTATTGCAAATAATGCAAATTATGCAAAAATGAAACAAAAGGCCGATATTCTTGTAATAGATGAGAAAAGAAATTTAGGAGCAGAACAAGTATATTCAGACTATCAAGAAACATTAAAAGATTTTACAGATTTATTTGTTGAATATTATACAGCTAATATGAATAAGATATTTACTAATAAACGAGACATAATAGTTGCAGATACTTTAATTGAATTATTCAGGATAAGAGCTAATATAGAAAATTTTAATAAAAAAGCCTTATATATTCTTATAAGAGAGCGTACCGGCCTCAAAACTCAAAATATTACCAAAGTAGTTAACATAATGAAACGACAATATGAAAAAATGTACCGTACATTTAATGATCGTGGTATTATAGGCAACCATATTCTATAGTTCCTTATATTTATATAAAAGGGAAATACTATGCATGAAGAATTTGAATTATTTAAAGGAACAACTTTTTCTGATCTACTAAAAGATATCTATCAAAATTCTAAAAAGAAAGATAGACAAATCAATACATTAATACATGAATTACAACCATTAATTAAAAATCTTGGCGACGCAACAGTAATTGTACCATTAATTAAGGAATATCTAGACGTATCAGTTAAGAACGATGAACATTTAGTTAAGTTAGCAGCTGTTGTACAACGATTAGTAGGAGCCAACAGTAAATCAGATGGAGATGAATTTGGAATGAGTGATGCTGAGAAAAACCGTTTGATTGATATGGCACAAGAAGAATTAGATGCGATACATAAAGAACAAGATGAGATAAATTTAGGAGGGAAGGATTAAATGGCCGGAACTGGAATTACATGGGCATTCGGAGAAGTTACAGATTTAAAAGCAGCATTTAAAATAGGATCACTATCCGAAAAGAAGCTTAAAGATTTAGATGGCAAGCCGGTAGAAATGGTGTACCGCGGGGAGATATCAGTAAAAATGTCCTCAAATACATCTGGAGGTCCTCCAGGTTCAGCTGGAAAAACAGTAGTAGCATATCCCGCTAATCTAAATGCAACTCGTATTCCATTAATTGGAGAACATCTTATACTATTCCAAGGACCAGGTAACCAATTAGGTCCTGCAGGAACAGATCCTAAGACAGGAGTAACAACAACAGGGAATACATTTGATTTAGAATGGTATTATTTAGATGCACTTGCATTACAAGGAAGTGTACATTTAAATACAAATCCTGGAGCAAATGTAGGATCAGTATCAAAAGCTGATGGTACACCAGATAAAGTAGTAGACGGCGAAAAGACTTCAACAGCTGATTCATATGAATCTACTATTGCAGGTAATCCTGTTACAGATGTAAATACTGATCCAGAGGTTATTAAATCTCAAGTTCCTATAAAAACACCAGAAGTTCCAACTGTATTGTCACCCAACCAAATTTTTCATAATGGTAAAACTTGGACTATGACACAAGGAACAGGTGGGATGAGTAAGAATTGGTATTGGAAAGATGATAAAGGGGATACTTATGTTAAAATACCAAATGGAAATATTATAAAAACAACTAAGGATATTAGTGTCTATACAGGATTAACTATGACACAAAGTGAATCCGTTAAGACAGAACCAGACCCTAAAACAGGAGAAACAACAACAGACTCATCAACAGATACCGGTGGTACAGGAACAGATACAAAGAAAAAGAAAGACCAGAAAGATAATCCTGCAGGATCAAATTCAATAGATTCATTACCGGGATATGATTTCAAAGAACAATCTAATGTAAATAATTTACAACCATTTGAAGGCGATGTATTAATGCAAGGAAGGTTTGGCCAAAGCATTAGATTCGGATCAGGAACAACCATCGATGAAAAAAGTAAAACAGAAAAAAGATATCAAAAACAGCCATCATGGAAAACTGGAGTAAGTGGAGAACAAGGACCAATAATTATAATGAGGGCAGGACCAGCGCCATCTGAAAAGAACGAGAATAATGATTATATAATTGAACAAGTGAATTCAGATCTATCTTCTATATGGATATGTGCAGGACAAGAAGTTCCAATCACTCTTGCAAGTGGCGATTTTGATGCATTATCTGAAAACCATGCAATGGGCGATTCACAAGTAAGTGCAGGAGGAACTACAATTAATGCAACACATTGCAATGCATCAGGTGCAGCAACAGACCCCGTCCCAGCATATGGACCTGATAACCCTATCCCAACTGAAGTAGAAGAACTTCCATTAGTTCCAGGAATGTGGCCAAAGTATAATACACGTAAAGCAACAATAATGGGAGAAGGAAAGCTTAGGATTATTGGTGGTTGGCCATTCTTCGAAAACATCTGCAAACCAGTACTTGACTTACTTGCAGCTGCAGCCGCTGATGGACATAATTTAAAACTTAATAGTGGTTATCGTGGAATTATGGATGTTGTAACAGTAGATGAAGAAACAGGCAAAAAGAAAAAATGGGCTTCAGGCCAATTACCTTTAAGGAAAAAAGCTGCAAATGATAGATCTTGGAGAACGCAAGCAAATATGGATAATACTAAAAGTCCATTATGGAAAGCAAGTAGTTCAAAATTCTCTCCGGCCACTGCACCTCCTGGTAAGAGTAAACATCAAAATGGTATTGCAATAGATATTAATACGAGTTCAAAAACTAGAAAGGGCGGAACATATCATTGGCTCTGTTATAATGCATATAAATATGGATTCATAAGAACCGTTTCATCAGAAGAATGGCACTTTGAATATAGACCAGGAAGTAAAACTTTTGATAAAGTTAGACCAAATAATACAAAATGGCATGGTCATTCAAAAGGCCATCCACATAATGTGTAGTAAAAATATTAAATTATGAAAAAACAAAAAACCGATAAAACATTAACAGTATTTGAAGGAGAAGTATGGAGTTTAATGAATGTATACATATTTCCTGAGAAAAATAGAGACGTACGAGGCGTAATGTGGGTAATACCTGGATGTGATAATCCATTTGTTACATACGGCGATGGCTCAGGTTTCAGTGCACAAAATTTTATATACGATCAAATCAAATTAAAAATTGCAGATGGTACTATACCACAAGATGATTGGATTATTGTAATAGCTCCTAGACATAAATATTCATTTGAGCAAATGGCTGCCAACTCAGAAGAAGTATTTGAGGAACAAGGATTTAATTTTGCACATCATGCAGATTTATGTGATTGCTGTAAAGACAAGGATGGCCGCGAATATCTAAATGTTGTATATGCCGTAGGTGATGGAGCAAATATGGTAGATTTTGATGATCCTATAATTACTAACATTGTATTAATTGATCCAATCTTATATCCACCTATTGAGATTCCTAATGATAGACTTGACACTATAACAATGGTATCTAATCCAGACAATCATGACCCATTAACCGAATCAGGAAATGCATCATTAATTGTACAAGAAGAAATTGGATCATCTTTAGGAAATAATGTAAAAGTCCCGGGTAAAGATGGAGCATTTAATCATATGGGATTGTTTGCAGCTGCATTATTAGCATTTTGTTTTTCATCAACAGATATTAAAGGCGGAACAGTATGTGGTATAAATTTAGAAGACCTTATTGGAGAAGCAGACATAAATAGAGAACTTGATGATGAAATAGTAGCAGAAGACGGTGTTACAGCAGATCCTTCTAATACTCCAAAAGAAAAAGAAAAGGAACAAAAGAAAACAGAGCACCCTGAAGTAGTTCCACCTAGTGAATACAAAGCACCACAAGTAATTATAAATTCAGATAGGCTTATTTTTAATGCAAAACAGGATAATATATTAATATCATCAAATACACATATAGGATTATCAGCTAATGGAGCAGTAGGAATAGATGCAGATGCATGGTTTACTGTTGACTCGCCTGAAATAAACTTAGGGTTAAATGCAACAGAACCGATATTATTAGGTGACACTACCGGCGACTGGTTAGATGGACTAATTTCTGCAATCCAAGCATTAACATATACAAATTCAGGTGGGCCAACCGGTCCTGCAATTAATGCAGCAACATTGAATCCTTATAAGAGTTCAATACCTAACCTGAAAAGTCCCCAGAATAAAACCTTATAACAAGTACCATATTTTGGCCGTCTTCATATTTATATTAAAATAAACGGAGAATACTATGGACACAAAAAGTTTTGTAAAAATATTACGAAAAGTTATAAGAGAAGAAGTTGGAAATGCAATCAAACAAGCACTCAACGAAACACCAGTTACAGATAAACAAGTTATTAATAATGGGATGAATTTACATGAATTAGTAGATACACCTAAACCGGCAAAAAGAAAATTTGCTAAAAATTCAATGTTAAATGATATATTGAATGATACAGCAACGGACTCTGATTTCAGAGGAATGCATGATGGCCCTGAACCAAGCCTTATGAGACCATCTAATGTAATGGAATCAATGACTGGTATAAATGGAGAATCAGTTGATACATCAAAACCAGAAATCAAAGCAGTAGGAAAAGCTTTGACAAGAGATTATAGTTCATTAATGAAAGCAATGGATAAAAAGAGAGGAATTAGTTAATGCCAGATAAGTACTTCAATAAAAAACGTGAAACAGCATATGCAGCTGGCGGAGGCCGTCCCGAGTATAATTATAATGTACTCGACTTAGAAGATGACACGGCCATTGGAGTAATGTTACCATTTAATGGAGCTTCAACAGCACTTGATTCTGCATTCGGAAGACATGACCATACAACTGCAGAAGGAACAAAATCTAATACAACTATAAGAAAAATAGCAGGAAAATTTCCATTATCATATACTACGGAAGAACAAGCATTATCAAATCTTAAAAACTTATTATTAACATACCCAGGTGAAAGATATATGCAACCAACATTTGGAGTAAGGATTAAAGATAGAGTATTTGAACAAAACACACCAGAACTTGTGATGAGTCTTAATAGAGAAATTCAAGATGCCATTAAAACATGGCTTCCATATATTAAGATTGATGCTATTAAAATTAATAATGAAGATGAATATAATAATATAACAAATTATTTATTTATTGTAATAAACTTTAGAGTAACAACACAAGGCTCAGAACAAGAAATTACATTAGTAAGTAATGGTGAACAAACTACAACAGTAGATGTAGTAAGCACAAATTAATAAAAGAATATTATGGCAGACTTAATTCAAAAAGATGTAAAATATTTAGCTAAAGATTTTGGTGAATTCAGACAAAATCTAGTAAATTTTACAAAAAATTATTTTCCTGATACATATAACGATTTTAATGAATCATCACCAGGTATGATGTTCATGGAAATGTCAGCATATGTTGGCGATGTATTAGCATACTATACTGACTCAAATCTCAAAGAATCTTTATTATCATCAGCTGAAGAATCCGCAAATCTAAATTCTATTGCAAATGCATTAGGATATAAAATAAAAAATGCTGTTCCGTCATTAGTAGATGTAGATTTATATCAAACAGTGCCGGTTAAAGGATCTGGAGTAAATGCAAGGCCAGATTATGATTATGCATTACATTTAGAAGCAGGAATGAGAGTAATGTCAGATACAGGAATTAATTTTAGAACATTATTACCAGTAGAGTTTAATGCTAGTGGATCAACTGTTAATCCAAGAACAGTAACCGTATATCAAGTTGATGAAACTACAGGAACTCCTACATACTATCTACTAAAAAAATCAACACAAGCAATATCAGGAGAGTTGATAACTAGAGAATTTATATTTGATGAGCCAAAAATATATGATAAAATTGTATTAACGGAAGATAATATAATTGAGGTAATTGATATTTATGATGATCAAGGAAATCGATGGTATGAAGTCCCATACTTAGCACAAGATACAATACAAGATGCAATAAGAAATACACCAACGATAGACCCAGAGTTATCAAGTTATGCTACTAGTGTACCATACTTATTAAAATTAAAACGAACTGCAAAAAGATGGGTCAAAAGGTTTAGAGCCGATAATAGATTAGAAATACAATTCGGAGCAGGAATATCAGAAGAACATGATAGAGACTTAATACCTAATCCAGAAAATGTAGGATTAGGTCTTAAAGGATTTAAACGAGAAATTGATTTATCTGTAGATCCTGCAAACTTTTTATATTCAAGTACATACGGACAAGCACCATCACAAACGACATTAACAATTCGATATACTACAGGTAAAGGCATGTCAGATAATGTTCCTGCAAATACAATACGAGAAATTGAAGAAGTAGAATATGGTAGTTCAAATTTAGAACTAACACCAGCATTAGTAGCCCAATCAAAGAAATCATTAGCTGTAAACAATTCTATGCCCTCCAGAGGTGGTGCAACAAAAGAAACATTAGAAACAGTTAGACAAAAAGCGTTAGGAGTCTTTGCAGCACAAAATAGAGCTGTTACTAAAGAAGATTATATATTAAGATGTTATACCATGCCCTCAAAATTCGGAAATGTTGAAAAAGCTTATATAATACAAGACGAACAAGTGGATTCTACAGACCCAGAAGCTAAAATACCAAATCCATTAGCAATGAATATCTATACAAAAGGATATAATGCAGAAAAAAAATTAGTACCATTAAATGCAGCCGTCAAACAAAATCTTCAAGTATATTTATCACAGTTTAGATTAATGACTGATGCAATAAATATTAAAGATACATTTGTTATTAATTTCGGAGTAGATTTTG